GATTTCAGAGTATTGTATAGACTGTTTAGAGCAGATTCTAGTGAAGTTCCTCAGAATTATACACCATTCCCAGGATGGGATAATTTACAGGATACTGATGGTGATGGATTTGGTGATCGTGTAATTGATTCCAATAAAAATAGTGGTAGAGCAGACGCATTTGTAAGTGCAGATTCTGAAGATCAATTCTCAGAATATCAATTTACTGCAGATAATCTTCCACAATTCTTAGGTTTCTCAATTAAAGTCGTTACTTCATCAACAAATGAATCTACACCTGTAAAACTCAAAGATTTTAGATGTATTGCTCTTGCATAAAATGGCAAATGATTTTATTCCCGTAGAGGGGCATAACAATCTTTTTAGAGATAAAGAAACTGGTGCAATCGTTAACACCGATACCAGTGGTTATGCCCAATATCAAAAAATGAAACAAAAAAGACTAAATGAAAGACGTGAACTTGATACAATTAAGTCTGATATTGAAGAAATTAAATCACTACTGAGGCAAATTGCTAATGGATCCTAATAAAATTAAATTAGAAAAATTATCCAAAGAGTTTGAATATCACAAAATTAAAAATGAAATAGATTCTTGCGAATGTATAGAAACTGTAAAATATATTGCTAGATCTTATGCAAAACTATACTTAAAGCAGCAAGAGGTTGTTAGTGGATTGGGACTTCAAGGAATATAAATAATTCCTAGATCCTGAACTAATATATTAAATGGCTGAGATAAAAGTCAGAGTAGGGCAACAACCAGCAGTAAAAGTAATATCTTCACTTGCAGGTGCTCAGGGACTGTCGTTAGCCGAACTTAGTGATGTAAATGCCGTCAACTTACAAAATGGCATGGTTCTCGTATATAATGGTGCTACTAAAAAGTGGGATGCCACTCTAGAATTGACACCAGGAGCGACACAGAATTTAGACATCAACGGGGGAAACTTCTAAATGGCAAGTATTATCAGGATCAAAAGATCCTCGGGTACTAGTAAACCAGCCACCCTACAATGGGGCGAATTTGGATACGTAACCGGAATTGGTAGTTATGGTGGTTTAAATCAATACAAGGATAGAATTTTCCTTGGTGATGATGGTACAAATGCCAACCCAGTAGGTGGATATTATTACACCTCGATGATGGAGCACACTCCAGGTGCTGTTGCAGGTGTCCAAAATACAAGAAATACTGACAATGGTGTTGTTGCTGTTCTTGCACCAGCAGCAAATACAGCATTAGGTGGAGCACAGTCTTTAAAGGTTGATCAGTGGAACGTTGATAATATTAGAATTGATGGCAATACTATTACCTCAACCGATACTGATGGTGATATCAATTTAGATCCTGCAGGAATTGGTAGTGTAAGAATTCCTGATGACACTTTCCTTTCTTTTGGTGATAATAATGATGCAAAATTTGAATATGATGAAGACGGGGTAGACCAATTTACATATAGTGGAGCTGATTTCAGAATTAATGTTCCAACAGAATCAACATCCAAAGACACCGGTGCTTTGGTTGTTGAAGGTGGTGTTGGTATTGAAAAAAATCTCAGCATTGGTGGTCAACTTAACGTAGATGGAGATTCAATTTTTGATCAGGTTAAGATATCAGATAATGTAATTTCTACCATTCCTGGTGGAACAGATACTTTATATCTCGATCCATACCCAGATGGTTTGAGTAATGAAGGAACGGTTATTGTTAAGGGTAATCTACAAGTTGATGGTACTACAACTACTGTAAATTCCACATCAGCAACTGTCAATGACCCAATTATTCATGTTGGTGATGTAACCAGCACCAGAACGGTGATGGAAGAAGTTATTTCTGGTGTAAGCACAATCAGACTTGATTCTGTTATTGCCATTGAAGTTGGGGATGTTGTAAGTGGAAATGCTGGTCTTAACGTAGGTGCAGCAAACACTGTCACTATCGTTGATACCATTAATAAAATCGTTACTTTAACGGATGCCACTATATCTGGCATTAATACAACAACACAACTGACAATTACACACGCGACTGATACAAATACTGATAGAGGTTTATCATTTGCATATAATACTGCAACTGGAATTTCTAATCAAGTAACTGGATTCTTTGGTTTTGATGATAGTTCCATTGCAGCACCTGCTTCATCTGTAAACGATCATGGATCTCACGCAGATAATAGCAGAAGATGGACCTATATACCAGACGCATCTATTGCAAGTAGTGTAGTATCTGGAACCAAAGGTTTCTTAGATGTCAAAGGTATTTACTATCAGACTGGTGATTATTCCACTGGTGGTGTTGTATATTTTGATAGTGAGGGTTTACAGCGTTCAACAAATGCTGTTGCATCTCCGATTGTTACATCCAAACAAATCTTAACTGCAGTAACAAAAGAAACATTATCACTGACTGTAGCAATTACTGCAAGTGCGGGAGACATTATTAGACAAGATGTATCCGGAGCATATGGTATTGTTGAGACTGGTGTAACTGGTTCAACAAGTGTTGATATTATTGGCGTAGAAGGTGGTGGATTCCAACTCGGACAAAATCTTAGATTAGAAGGAGATAATGGTTTTATTACCAATCTTGCTTCAAATCCAAATGGTGTTACTCCCATATATACTAATAAACCACATTGGACTTCAACATTAGACGGAGGAACATTCTGATAGATGGAAAATCATGGTGAAGTGGATGTTAATGTACTAGTTAAACTTTACAATTCTAAATTAGCATCTTTAACAAATCAAAATGTGCTTTTAGAGGCAAAATTGGCAACTTTGAATCAAGATTTCAAAGAGCAAATTGAGGTATTACTTGCTGAAAATGCAGATCTAAAAGCACAATTAGAAAAATCGGAGTAATATGGCAAAACCATCAACCAGACAAGGACTAATTGACTATTGTTTACGTCAACTTGGTGCCCCAGTTTTGGAAATCAACGTTGATGACGATCAGATTGATGATCTGGTTGATGATGCCATCCAATATTTTAACGAACGTCATTATGATGGTGTTGAAAAAATGTACCTTAAGTACAAAATTACTCAGGATGATATTGATAGAGGAAAAGCATCTGGAACAACAGGGGTTGGTATTGTCACTACAACTGGGTCTTCTACCATAACTGGTTATGGAACAACCACGTTTAACTTTTATGAAAACTCAAATTATATTCAAGTTCCAGACTCTGTAATTGGTATTGAAAGAATTTTTAGATTTGATACTAGTACCATCTCTGGTGGTATGTTTAGTATTAAATATCAGTTGTTTTTGAATGATATGTACTACTTTAATTCCGTGGAATTATTGCAGTATTCTATGACAAAATCATACCTCGAAGATATTGATTTCTTATTGACGACTGATAAGCAAATAAGATTTAACAAAAGGCAGGATAGATTGTATTTGGATATTGATTGGGGTTCTCAATCTGTTGACAACTTCATTGTATTGGAATGTTATAGGGCATTAGATCCAGCATCTTTCAGTCAAATTTATAATGATAGTTTTATGAAGAAATACTTGACTGCATTGATCAAGAGGCAATGGGGACAAAATCTCAGTAAGTTTAGAGGCGTTAAACTTCCTGGTGGAATTGAACTAAATGGTGGTGAAATATATCAACAAGCAGAACAAGAATTGAATGATATCAAATCTCGTATGTCTATGGAATACGAATTACCACCTCTCGATTTTATTGGATAATGGCACTTAATCCCTTTTTTCTACAAGGAACGCAGTCTGAGCAGAGATTGGTTCAGGATATTATTAATGAGCACCTACGTTTTCATGGTGTGGAAGTTACATATATTCCAAGAAAATATGTCAACACGAAAACTATATTAGAAGAAGTACAGTCATCAAAATTTGATGATAATTTTTCTATTGAGGCATATCTAAACAATTATGATGGATATAGTGGTGCGGGAGATATTCTAACAAAATTTGGTGTAAGTGTTAGAGATGAATTAATACTTACAATATCAAAAGAAAGATTTGAAGATTTTATTGCACCATTTATGGCAGGTATTGATGATGGAACTTCTACTAGTGAACTACCGACACCAACTAGACCAAGAGAAGGGGACTTAATTTATTTCCCTCTTGGACAAAGATTATTTGAAGTAAAATATGTAGAGCATGAAAATCCATTTTTTCAATTGGGAAAAAATTATGTTTATGAATTAAAATGTGAACTCTTTGAACTTGAAGATGAAATACTTGATACTTCAATTCAAGAAATTGATACTCAAATTCAAGATGAAGGGTATATTTCAACTCTAAAACTTATTGGTATTGGTAGAACTGCTTCTGTAACTGCAATTATTCAAGGTAGTGTGGTTAGTGGATATATTAAAGAAATATTTTTAAATGATGATGGGTCCGGATATACATCCATTCCAAACATTGGATTTACTTCATCTCCAACAGGACAAATAGGTGACAATGCTACTGCTATTGGGGTTTTGACTACTAGAGGTTCTGTAACTTCTCTTGAAAAAATTCTAATAACAAACGCTGGTGCAGGATATACTGTTCCCCCAACGATTACTATATCTGGTGGTGGTGGAACAGGTGCAGCAGCAACTTGTTCTATTATAACACAAGGTCAAGGTGTTATTAGATTCAGTGTTGTTGATGGTGGCGTTGGATATGGAACTGCACCGACAGTAACAGTAGCGTCTCCACCAGCAAGTGGAATTTCTAGCACTGCGATTGGTATTGCTTCTATCAGTATGGTTAACGATTCTGACAGTTCACTAGTTAGTGTTACTGTACAAGATCCTGGTGGTGGATACACTTCTACACCAGAGGTCACAATTTCTGATCCAGAATCTCTGGCAGGAATTGGAACATATCTATTTAATGAAATTATTATTGGATCTAGATCTAAAACAGAAGCAAGAGTTAAAGAGTGGGATGAGGATACTAATATCCTCAAAATTGCATATGTTAGTATTGGTTCTACTCAACTTGGGTTCTATCCTGGAGAGACAATCGTAGGAAAAACTTCAGGTGCAGAATATCCACTTTTGTCTTTTGATGATGATGATATCTATGATAAATACACCGAGAATGATGAATTTGAGACACTTGGAGACTCAATCGTAGACTTTACTGAATCTAATCCCTTTGGTACATATTAATGCTAGGAACTTACTATTATCACGAAATTATTAGAAAAACAATCATAGCGTTTGGAACGCTATTTAATGATATTCATATTCGTCATCAGGATAATGTCGGAAATGATATTAGTGATATTAAAGTTCCCCTTGCATATGGTCCGAGTCAAAAATTCTTAGCGAGGATCACTCAGCAGTCTGAATTAAATAAACCTATTCAGATTACTTTACCAAGAATGTCATTTGAAATGACTTCTATTGCATACGATGCAACCAGAAAAACAAGTTTGGTACAAACATTTAAGACTTGTGATGATGGTAGTAAGGTAAAAAAAGTCTTTATGCCTGTTCCATATAATATTGGATTTGAACTTAATGTATTGTCAAAGTTGAATGATGATTCTTTACAAATTATAGAACAAATTTTACCATATTTTCAACCACATTTTAATTTAACAATTGATTTAGTAGATTCTATTGGAGAAAAGAGAGATATTCCCATTATTTTGGATGCTGTAAGTTTTCAAGATGACTATGAAGGAAACTTTGATACAAGAAGAGCATTAATACATACTTTCAAATTTACTGCAAAGACATATCTGTTTGGTCCCATTGCTGATAGTAGCGATGGTCTTATTCGTAAGGTTCAGATTGATATGTATGCCGACACTAATACTCAGACTGCTAAGAGAGAAATGAGATATACAGTTACACCAACAGCACTTGAAGATAAAAATAATGATGGTGTAATTAATTCAGTTGATCATGGACTTCTCCAACCAGGAGATTCTTTTGGATTTGATGAGGGATGGGAATTCCTTGGAGATTCCAAATCTTATAGTCCCACCCGCCAATCTGATATTTAATACTTATGACTGATAATTATGAATCACTTGACAAAGCACTCAATATTGAGAGTAGCATTGTTGAAGCAGATCCAGTAGAAATCAAAAAACCTCCTATCCCTACTGAAAAAACTGATATTAAAAAAGATTATGAATATACTCGTGCAAACTTATATTCCCTTATAGAAAAGGGTCAGGAAGCGATTAATGGTATTATGGAACTTGCTGGCGAAAGTGCAAGTCCAAGGGCATATGAGGTCGCTGGGCAGTTGATTAAGAGTGTTGCCGATACAACGGATAAGTTAGCAGATCTCCAAAAGAAACTTAAAGATCTTGAAGATGAAAGTACCAAACAAACTACAAATAATGTGACAAATAACGCATTGTTTGTTGGATCTACTAGTGATTTGTCAAAGTTACTCAAACAAGGTTTTCTAAATAATAATAAGTCAAAAGACGAATAGTAATGGCAAAGTCCTGTAAAAAAGGATACTACTACTGTTACACCTCCAAAAAGTGTAAAAAGATTCCTAAGGGATGGCACCTTATGTCGTCTACTGGTCGTATTATGAAAGATAGTGAGCATAAAGAGGAAGAGGAGACTAAAAAGAATGGCAATGGTGCAAATGGCAATGGAAGTGGGAATGGGGACTCTTCTGGGGGCTCTGATGGCGGAGGAGTATCGGA